GCTTTGATTTGTAACAAGTGTTCCATCTGCAAGATCGGGTAAAGTTATAACTCTGTTATTACTAGATGATGAGGGTGCTTGTAAGCTGAAAGACCCACCACCTGACGCTGCATTTAGTTTAATCTTTGCTGTCATAGTTAACTAGGCTCAGTAGGAAAGGTAACAGAACTCATATCTAAATTACCATCAGAATCAAGTTTAGGCGATGCACTTGCTGGAAGATCACGCAAACTTTGACGATACGTTTTCCATTCAGTTTTCTTACTTGTGCTTAAAGGTGAATCAGTAAGAACAACCCAATCAGTTTTTGTTAGTTTATTATCTCTTTCTACTCTTAATAGTCTCATAGATTCTGCATTATTTAATCTTGTAACTTCAGCGTCTATTTCAGATTCAGTTGGTTTTGTAGAGCTATCTAACCAATTAAATCCAGAGTAATCTGTTCCAAGCCAAGTAAATTCTTTATTAGGCTTAAGTGATGAAACTGCGTCATGCTTTTTATAAATCATGCTTCTACCTCCATAGCTGTTATTGTTAAACCTTCTCCACCTGACCCTGTAGGA